GGAGCAGGTTATCTTTGGTACTGGTGCAATGAAGGCTGGTACGCTTAGAGTTGAGAAAGACCATAAGTGGGTTAAGACAGAAGAAGGTTTCGCGTTAGTATACGAAGAAAGCCCAATGCCCGAAATGGAGGCTGTGTCTATATTTGATTTGTACCCAGATCCTTTCGCGACATCCATGGACGATATGCGAGACATATTCAGAAGACATATTATATCCCGACAGGAGTTCGTAGACCTTAAAGACTTCCCAGGTTTTAACAAGGACATGATTGAGGAATGCCTTGACCATTATCCAGAAGGAAACCATGACGAAGAGCAACACGAGAAAGACAGAAGAGACATAGCTAATGTTAACGATAGATCCACAGAAACAAACAAGTTTGAAATTACAGAGTTCTGGGGTTCATTAAACGGTCATGATCTTGAAGAGGTAGGTATAGAGTTTGAAGGCGATGCCGATCTATCCCAAGAGTACAGTGCTAATGTATGGACTGTAGGCGGTAAGGTAATTAAAGCACAACTCAACCCGCTTCCAGGCGGTGTCATACCTTACTTCATTTTCCCGTATGAAAAGAACCCACATGCGTTCTGGGGTACAGGCGTACCTAGAATGATGCGTGATTCGCAGACTACAATGAATGCGGCTACAAGAATATACTTAGATAACGTAGCTCTATCATCGGGTCCTATGGTTGAAGTTAATACTGACATCATGGCTTCAGGTGAAGATCCAACAGATCTATATCCTTGGAGAGTATTCTTGCGAGAGGGTGGGGATGGGAATCAGCCCATGGTTAGATTCTATCAACCACAGTCCAATTCTCCAGCACTGGTATCAGTAATTGAATTATTCAGAAGGTTCGCGGATGAAACCACCGCGTTACCATCATACACACACGGACAGACACAGAGCTCTTTAAATAGAACTGCCACAGGTATATCTATATTAATGAGTAATGCAAACATTGTTCTTAAGTCCGTTATTAAAAACATTGACGACTATTTAACCAAACCAATGATTCGATCATTGTATGACTGGAACATGACTTGGAATGATAACGAGTTAGTTAAGTCAGACATGAGAGTTGTTGCAAAAGGATCTACCGCATTAATACAAAAAGAAGTACAGTCACAAAGACTACTACAGTTCTTATCACTAATTAATAATCCAATGGACGCTAATATGATTAAGAGAGATAAGCTCTTAACGGATATAGCTAAGTCATTAGATATAGATCCAGAAGAAGTAATTAAAAATGAAAAGGAGTTAATGGATGAGCAAGCACTACAACAAGCTATCCTTGCCAGCCAGCAAGGCGGTCAGGCAAATCAAATCCCAAATGCCGAAGGAGTGGGCGGACCTGATGTTGGAAATGGAACGCCTCCGCCAAATGGAGAGGGACCAGTTGGAAATAACGGAGGACTACCGCTTTAGCCAAGGGCGTTGCGACATCCTAAAATTTATAGTATCTTTGGATACAATTGCCACGAAGGTAATAGAAGCGTTAGGATCCCGAAGGGACACACCTAACATATATAGTTAATTTTATCGACACACCCACGAGGACCGAGAAAATGGAAAGAGAAAAAACTAGAGGCGAGTTAATCGCTGAAAGGCTTGAAAACGAAGCTGATGAGATGATGAAGCAAGTTGCTGAATCTAAGACGGAATCTGAAGTTGAATCTAAAGGGTTAGCTACTCAAGAAGATGAAACCACAGACACCCCAGAAGAGATTGAAGAGGAACTAGTAGAAACTTCACCCGATGAATCTCAGGAGACTGAAGACGCATCTGATCAGGAAGAACACGAGGTTCAGGAAGAAGATGTTAAATCTGATAAGGGTTTACTATCTGCTGACCAATGGGAAGAAAGGTACAAGAATGCTCAGGCACGAATGACCAAGGCTACCCAGAGAGAGAAAGAACTTGAAGCCAAGATATCTGAAATGTCTAATAAGATAACAGCTATCGAAAGCATGAAGTCCGATACACGAATTGAAAGACAGAAAGAGGAAGTGAATGTTGACCTCGCTGAAATAGTCAAAGACTATCCAGAGATTGTTAAACCACTTCAGCAATATGTTGATGCTCGCATCGCGTCTGTTGATCAAAGAGTGAACCAGGCTACAGAAGAGGTCTTGAAGACTCAACGAGAGGAAGCGGATAAGAAACATTACGGAGCTATTGCAGATGTACATCCTGACTGGAAATCTACATCAGAGAGTGAGGACTTTGCTCTTTGGTTAGGAAGACAATCAAGAATGTGGCAGAGTGCAGCTAGCGAAGGTGATTCTGAGGATGTTATATCCCTCTTATCAAAATATAAAAAAGATTTAGGTCTGAATCCGAAAAGTGTTTCCAAAGCGGAATTAGTGGAGAAGGCGAAGCAGAATGTTGAACCAACTTTATCTAAAGCTAGGAAACAAAATACAGGTAGTAACAAAAGAATTTGGACCGCTGCTGAAATTGGCAAACTAAACGACAAACAGTTTAGAAAGCATGAGAAAGAAATTGATCAAGCCTATGCCGATGGTAGAGTGAAGCCCTAGTTAGTTTGTTGCTATTAAATTAATTTTTTTAAAAAGAGGTAATTATAATGGCATATTCAACATCTGGCGGAAGTTTTAGTTTCGCAGCTGGAGAAAATCATTTCATACCTGAAGTCTTCTCAAAGAAGTTACAAGCTAAGTTTTATGCTCAGACCATGTTGTCTGAAGTTACAACTAACGAGTACGAAGGAGAGATCTCAGGGTTAGGTAATAAAGTAAATATCAGAACAGTTCCTGCTGTATCAGTAGCTGACTATTCTGGCTCTATTTCATATAGTGATGTAACATCATCTACTATTGAACTAGATATCAACAAGGCTAAAAGCTATGCTTTTAAAGTTGACGATATCTTAAGAGAACAAGCAGATATCGACTTCATGAACGAAGCAGCTAATGACGCAGCTCAGAACATGAAAATCGCTATCGAGCAAGATGTGTTCGCAAATGTAGCCGCTGGTTCGTCTTTATCAGACATCAACGGAACACCTGCAAACGTAACATCTGCAAATGTTCTAGGGCACATCTTAGACGCTGGTCAGCTTCTTGATGAAAATAATATTCCAGAAGATGGAAGATTCATGATCATCAATCCTGCTGTCGCAACAGTGTTAAAGCAATCAGAACTAAGACAAGCATACTTAACTGGTGATAATGTATCTCCATTAAGAAATGGCTTTATTGGTACAGTTGATAGATTCAATATGTATGTATCTAACAACCTAAGCACAACATCTGGAGTAACATCTGGTTTGTTTGGGCATCCTAAAGCTGTTGCTTACGCTTCTCAAATGACTAACACTGAAACTGTAAGACTTGAGTCTTCATTCGGTGATGGCGTTAGAGGTTTGTCTGTATACGGATACAAAGTTATCCTACCTACAGCTATCGGCGAATTTAAGCTACAAACTGCTTAATACTAGCTATTGCTTAAAGGGAGTTTCGGCTCCCTTTTTTTTTAGAAAAAAATAGATAGAACACTTATATTTATGGTATCTTTACTATGGTTAATCAAAGAAGGAACTACACATGACAAAAGACGAACTATTAAAATTAGCTAAAGAAGAACACAATGTTACTTTAAATCCAAAAGAGAAACTTGCGGACTTAGAAGATAAGGTAGCTACATTGGAAGCAAACAAAGACGTTAAAGAAGTTAAGGCTCCAAAGAAAAAAGAGACTGTGAGTAAGGACCCTGTAGCTTCAAGAAGTGAGCACGGCAAGGTTGTTCCATGGAACCCACGCCACAGATCAGAGTTCTGGCAGTTTGTTTATGATAAGAAGAACTTAACAGAAGAAGAAATAAAAACACTAGGACTATAAATGGCAACCGTTAAAGTAATAGATTTAATTGATAGAGCTGAGGAGATTTTACAAGATACTACTAATGTAAGATGGTCCCAACAAACTCTATTGAACTATCTAAATGATGCTCAAAGAGAGGTCGTTTTATTTAGACCAGACGCGAATCCAGTTAATGAAACATTTACTCTAACAGCAAACAGTGCAAAACAAACACTACCAAGTTCTGCATTAAGATTAATATCAATTTACAAGAATACAAATCCAACAACAAAACCAATTACTAATATTGAAAGAAGAGTGTTGGATGATCAAATAGAAGACTGGCATGGAACCACAGGAACTAATGTTGAGCACTATGCTTATGATCCATTAGACCCAAAAGTGTTTTATGTTTATCCTGGATCAACAGCATCAGACGCAACAATAGATATTGTTTACAGCTCATCGCCGACAGATATAACGATAGCAGATTTTACAACAACAACAACAACGATATCCTTGGACGATGTTTATGCTAACTCTATATTAGACTTTATGTTATATAGAGCATACCAAAAAGATACTGAGTATGCTGGAGACATGCAAAGAGCGGGTGTCTATATGCAGTCATTCCAACAGTCTTTAGGAATTAAAAACCAAGTTGATGCAGGGTCTACTCCTAAGCCATCAACACCAGCACAATAGTGATTTATGGCAGTAGCAAAAAAGATAGAGTCTTTAGTACCTAAAGTAAAAAGAGAAGCCCCAAACTGCCCATCATTTATTATTGTAGATGAAATAAGAAACACACTTATTGATTTTTGCATCAACACAGATATATACCTATCAGACCTTACTTTATTTCAAACAGTTACAGGTATCAATCAATACGAGGCTGCTGACTTAGACATACCAGTTGGAGCAGAGCTTAATCACATAATAGATATCTTTTCAGAGTTCGGTGAATCAAATGTGCAGATATCAGAAAAAAGCTTTACTAGATTAGAACCAAAAGCACTTATAGGATCTCCTTCAATATTTGATCTTTATGGAAAGGGTAGACCAAAATATTATAGCCAAAAGGATCAAGAGACTATATTATTTGCCCCAACCCCAGATAAAAACTATTCACTGTATACTCTTTATAGTTTAAAGCCAACGGCAACATCAACAACAATACCTAATATTATTGTAAATGAATATCAAGAAATGATTGTTCACGGTGCTCTCTATAGATTACAGATGATGAAAGATAGTCCTTGGAGTGATGTTCAGGCGGCGGATCTTAATAAGAGGTTATACGACAAAGGCGAAGCACAGGCAGTTAGAAAGTCTAAGTATGGATTGGTAGGTGCTCCGTTGACTATAAGATATCAGGAGTTTATATAGATGGCATATTCGGCAACAATTAAAGTAGTAGTAGGCGACACTCATCCAGAGCTAAATTTTACTCTTCGTGATTCAAATACCGCAGCATCAGGAAAGACATTAGACGCTGAAGATGCAAATACATTCGCACCGATAGATTTAACTGGATCTACCACCAGGGTAAGAATAAGAAAAATTGGAACCACAGCTATACTATCTACAATAACATGCACCCTTACCGCACCAACGGAAGGCAAATGTACCATGGTATTTAATTCAGATACATTTGAAACAGCTGGCTTCTACGAGGGAGAAATAGAGATCACAAAAGCAGATAGTAATATACAAACTATAAATGATTTACTAAAGTTTAATGTGAGAGATGATTTTGACTAATGGCTATAAGATTAGCTGTAGATTATATAGACCTACGCGTTTCAGTAAAGACTCAAGAGATAGTCAATACTGTATCATTCTCTAGCAACTCAGCACCAAGTTTAACAACAAAAACCTTAAACTATAATCTAGGGGTAGATCGTCAGATTATTGCCCCCATATCTGGGATCCTTTTAGACTTTATAAGCCTAGACCTAGGTCTTGATTATCAGAATATTAATGTTGAAGTTCTAGTCGACTCCGACACTAAGAACCTATACTTCAGACCAGGAAATCCAAACGCAATTGTTATATCTGTTAGCGAGGAAGCACAGATACTCATAGACAAACTATTTGCCGATAACTTATCTATGGGAGATGAGGACGCAATTATAGACATTGGCTTGGCAAAGTCAGAGGCTTTATCTTTAGCAGAAGCTAGTTTAATAAGTTACAACAAGACGGCAGCCACAGAAACAATAAGCTTTACTGACAATCAATTTATTGGAACATCTTCTGTTAAAAGTGATGAGCTTTCTTTATCTGAATCAAGCTCCTACTTTTTTGACAAAGCTAACACAGAAACACTGGCTATGCTGGAGGATGACTTCAAAGTATTTAACAAGGTTTCTTCTGATTCATTGTCTGTATCTGAAAGTTTTGCAAGAACCGTTGCCTTCTCAAGGAACTTTGCGGATGTAGTTAGTTTGGATGACTTGGCTTCCGTAGAGGATCCATTACAGACGGACACAACATTAAACAAAGACAATGTTGCCTTTATGTCAGAGCAACACCTGTTTGATTATTCGACCTCTAAGTCAGATGAGATAACAATGGTTGAGGCGAAGGCTATAATATTAGGAAGCTCAAAGTCGGATACTGTTTCATTATCTGAATCAAATGTGATATCTTTAAGCCAGATTAAAGCGGATTCTTTTGCTATTTCAGAATCAATAAATATACTTATTATTCTGGGCGGAACTAGTGTACTGAACACTGCTGCTTTAAACACTAGTGCACTAAATTAGGAGTAATAAATGATAATTGATGATTTAAAATTAAAGGGTAGATTGGCTATTGCTATCAATGGCGAAACTGTCAGTGAAGTTGACAACATCGTTGTAACTACAGGGAAAGGTTATGTAGCCAGTAGAATGAAAGATGCCACTGCTACAGCCATGTCTCATATGGGAATAGGAACTGGATCTACCCCAGCAGTAGCAGGTGATACAGCTTTAGGAAGTCAGTCTGTAAGATCAGCACTTACCTCAACAACTGTAAACACAAACGAAGTAACTTATGTTGCTACGTTCTCAGCAGGTTCGGGTACAGGGGCTATAACAGAGGCTGGTATTTTTAATGCTTCGTCTTCTGGAACTATGCTTTGCAGAACAGTATTCTCAGTAGTTAACAAGGGTGCATCTGACTCAATGACAATTACCTGGACTGTAACAGTTTCATAATAAAATTTAAGGAGTAATTTGTGGCAATTGTTTTTAAGAACAATGCAAAGACTACCCTAGCAGGTAATGTAACCACTTCTGCAACCTCAATAACAGTTTCAGATGGAAGTGTGTTCCCAGCTATAAGCGGTGGGGATACATTCTTTTGCACATTCGATGACGGTACTAATAATGAAATAGTAAGTGTTACTGCTATAAGCGGTAATGTTTTAACCGTTGTAAGAGCCCAAGACAACACCACAGCCAAAGCCTTTACTTCTGGGGACGCAGCAGAGTCCAGACTTACCGCAGGTATTTTAGATATTTTTTCCCAGGTCGATGCAGGTGAAGTGACCGCAGATGAATTTATTGGCGACCTCCGTGGTGCAGTCATATTTAAAGCTAGTGCAGGTGAGGCTGTTTCTAAAGGTGACGCGGTTTATGTGTCAGGTATCTCTG